ATTAAAGCCCATAATGGTAAGGCTAATCGTATGGCTAATACTATGGCTATACAGGAAACTAATCTACTTATTGCTAATTATGTGCAGGAACAAGCAGATGCTTTAGGCTCACCAGGTTATATTTGGCATACAGTTTTAGATAATAGGGTTCGCCATGACCATAGACTTTTAGAAAAACGTCAATTTTCTTGGGATAATCCACCTATAGTTGATAGAGAAACAGGCAGACGTGGACATCCTGGTGAAGATTATAATTGCAGATGTGCTGCTAGGATACTTGTCGCTCTGAATAAGACGTTAAACGCAGCATGAAAACTGAAGAAACTTTAAGTCCAATTCAGCTAAAAGCCCGTTATAAAGCACTTTTAGATGATATACAACGTGCAGAAAGAAAGCGTGCAAGGCTTGACTCTAGCATAAAAGGACGCAAACAAACATTGAATCGGCTACAATCCCAACTCGCACTAATTAGCGATTGCGATCCAGCCCTTCCTTCTATGGTTGCAACTAACTGAATCTATCGAATCTAACACCACGTCACAAGATGATGCTCTCATCTGGAGTGAACGTGTAAATTTGGTTTCATCTGGTAAGCGTTTTAAATGCTACTTTATGGAACCCGGCCTTGTTAATTATAGGGACGTAAAAGGTGGTGATGTAGAGCTAATTAAAAAGGAAGCTATTGATGAGGCTTTGGATACGTTAATTGGTTGTCCGCTCACGATTAACCATATTCCTACCACTATTAATGAATTTAGTGATGTAGCTCATGGCTATGTAGACCACGCAGAATACGATGCTGATAAAGGCTGGTTTGTTTGCGAAGGTTCTATCGATACTGATCAAGCACGTGAAATGATCAGAAAACACAAAGGTGTAAGCGTAGGTACGAAGCTAAACACCAAAGACTTTGGGCCAGGAGGTACTTGGCACAACATTCCCTATGGTAGGGAAATCAAGCGTTTTAAATTTCATCATCTCGCTATTGTTCCGCCGGATCAACGTCCTCGGTTCGAAGATGCGGAAATAAGGTTAAACACTAAACAAAACAATATTATGTTTAAATGGTTCAAATCAGCTGCCTCTTTAGGTAGCAAAGCGGAGCAGGTGAGTGAACTTGCTCCTTCTTCTCGTATCGACATCGGTGACGGGAAATCAGCAACGCTACAAGAAATGGTAGAAGTAGCCCGTGATAATATGTGTCATTCCGTTCATCACGATGACCATATCGAGCATGAAGGTATCCGTTATAACGTAGGTCATTTGATCCACGCTTATAAAACACATCATGGTCATACAGTTCACGCTACACCAGTAGCAACAGCAACGTATCAAGGTCATGTCCCAGGATATGATGAAGGTATGAAGGGTCACAACCCTATTGCTGGTATGCACCATCCTCGTGCTAATTCAGAAATGCCTGCTAAAGAAGAGGCAAAAGTACCAGCAACTTCAGAAGCTGAAAAAGTAGCTGAAGATAAAGCTGATGTGCGTGATAACGCAGTAGTTGAAGCAGAACTAAAAGAAAAAGCTGCTAAAGAAGAAGCAGAGCGTGCAAACGCTGCTGCAGTTAAGGAACGCAACAATGCTTCCTTTAAATCACTTGCAGAGGCTCAACTCAAGAAGAGCTTCGACTCCGTATCCCGTCTAAATAGTTCCGGCTCGATTAACGACCGGCTTGCGCGCGGTAAGAACCTCTTCGGTTCGAACTCAGCCAAGAACTGATAACAACAATAAAATAATAATAATACCATGAGCCAATACTCGCTCAATCAAAACCAGTTCACACAAGCTCCGGTTATCGGTCAGGTTGCTTTCCAGCCGAACGTCGATACCGAAACTTGTCAAATCAACCCAAACACAACTGCTTCATACATCCAAGCAGGCTGTGCAGTAAAGTTGATTGCTAATGCAGGTCCAGAAATCGTCGTTGACGTTACTTCTGGTCCTTCCGATGGCCCAGTCTTCGGTGTCATCTCATACAACGTACGTCAGAATACATACAAAGCTTCTGATCGTGTTGAAGTTGCTTCAACTTCAAACATAGTTTATCTGAAATCTTCTGCTGCGATCAATCGTGGTAATCGTGTTTCAGTAACTAACCCAACAACTTCAACAAACGATGCTACAGTTGCTTCAGATGCAACTGCTGGTGATTACACGATTGGTTATGCTCTTACTCAAGTAAGCGGTGCTAACCAGTTAATCAAAGTTAAGATCGATGTGGGTTCAAACAGCACAACTGGTCTAGTAACTATCGCTCCCTAATCTTAAATCTTAACTAAGGAAAAATTACCATGAACAGTGTTTTCTATCGCGGCACAGGCCGTACTCTACAGGATCCTTCAGAACTAAAAGCTGGAGAGATCGTCCGCAACAACGAAGTCTGTGAACCACAGTTTCTCAGTTCTCGTAAAACCAGTGGTCTTTCCATCTTTGTTGATGGTGATCATAATTCTGGCGCATTAGACTCACGTCTAAACGCAGTTGGTGATACGGCTGATACAGCAACTGGTTACCAGATCGTAATCGACACTTTAACATACATCAAGAAGCAGCTAACAGAACAGAAGTTCTACACAGTTGCTCCTGCTGATTATATTCCAGTCGTCGTTGGTGATGGTGCTTTTAGCGCAGACATCTTAACAAACCGTACATACGAATTAGCTGATGATTTCTCATCTGGTAACTTACGTACAGGTTCTTCTGATGCTCGTTTAGCTTCTGCTGACGTTGCAGTTGATGGCGTAAGTGCTTATGTCCAAAACTGGGCAAAGGGCATCCAATACTCTATCTTCGACGTTGAACAAGCTCTACGTGCTAACAACTGGGATATTATTGAACGCAAACATCGCGCTCGTAAAAAGAACTGGGACTTAGGTATCCAAAAGATCGCTTTCTTAGGTGATGCTACAGATACACGTATTCCTGGTTTACTCACGAACACGAACATCAATACAAACACCAGTTTAATCACTGCTCCAATTAGTAGCTTAAATGCTGCTGGTTTACAGACGTTCGTAACGACCCTAATCCAAACATACTTCGCTAACACGAACAGCACAGCAATGCCAAATCGCTTTGTCATTCCTTATGCTGATTGGACAGGTCTTCCTGCTCTAACTCCTGGTACAGTTGGTACATATCCAGTTCCAATAATCCAGTACTTAGAGGAAGCATTTACTCGTGCAGTAGCTCCTATGGAAAAAGAGTTCAAGATTATGCCACTCGCTTATTGCGATGCTGCTAATAATCCAGCAGGACTCCACTACTATATGCTTTACCGTGATGATGCTGAATCAATCCGTATGGATATTCCAGTACCATATACAACTACACAACCAAACTCATTGAACAACTTCTCGTTCGCTGACGTAGGTTATGGTCAGTACACAGGTTTAAACGTATATCGTAATCTCGAAGTTCTACGCTTCCAATACTAATTGGAAGCTAGGATTTAACCTAATAAAATAAAACTATGATAACTGAAGCCAATGCGACTCCCACCGTCGCTTCCGCACCAAGTGAAAATCTCGTGCGTATTTATAACAAGAACAAATCTGCATTTGGTTCTTACACCCACGGTCCATACACCATAAAGGGAACCGACTTTGCGTCGGTCCCTCAATGGTTAGCGGATAAGTGGACAAAAATGTTTCCTCAACACATTGCTTTAGCATCAGATGTCGGTTCAGACGCTGCAGCTAATAATGCTAAAGTAGAGGAACAAAAAACAAAAGTAGAAGAGCTTTCAAAAGAAAATCAAGAGCTTGCTGATAGGGTTAAAAACCTAGAGGCAATGCTTAAGACTATGCCGAAAGCTATTTCAAAAAATAAGGCTGCTTAATTGTGCCATTCACGATTCCAACTGTTAGTGATTTTAAATCGCAATTCTCCCGCGACTTTCCTTATGCAGTCCCTGCGTATGGAGCTTCTGGCATTGCTTCAATTAACATCTCTGGAGTCGTAACGTCAATTTCTCTTGGAGCAGGTGGGTTCGGTTACGCCACCGTACCTACGGTCATTGTGGGGGCTGCTCCAGGAGATCTTGGCACAGGCGCAACTGCGATTGCAACAATTGCAGGCGGTCAAGTAACAGGATTTACCGTAACAAACGGTGGTTCTAATTATGGACAACCTCCAATCATCATTATTACTGGTGGTGCAGGAGATCCATCTGATTTAAGTAAAGTAACAGATAATGATATTAGCGGAGCTATATTTGATGCTCAGTTTAATATTAATGAAGCTCTATTTCCGACACAGCAGTTCTTTAGTCGGGCTTTCCTATATCTAGCAGCGCACCAGCTAGTGGAAAAGCTCTTGGCTGCTCAGGAGGGCATGGGCAGTCAATATAGTTGGCTGACT